GAAGAGACGGAGTTGGGTGGTAGCTTTAAATATAAAGCAAAAAAAGGTAATGAATCATTAGGGTTAGGTCAGTTAGACGACATTTGGAAGAAGGCACACAAGAGCAACCCAGTAACAGATGGTGTACTAGGTCAGATAGGTAAAGCGACAGACCCTATGAATTTTAAGACTGCTGATGAGTTTATCAAGGCTCAAGGCACACCTGTTTATCATGGTGGAAAGGCAGAAGTAACAGAATTAAAAGATGCTATTAAAAGCGACTATGCCGACAGTAGGGGTGCGATGTTCGCATCTTCTGATATGCAAGTAGCGCCAATGTTCGGAAAAGTAACCACAGAGTTATATCCGTCAATGAAAAATCCTTATGTGTTTGACGCTAAAAAAACCAACTATTACTCTATTCCAATTCCAAAAGAATTTAGAAATGAAGTACATAAAAGCCTAAAGACGATTGATACAGATTCACTTGTTGAGTTGGTGATGGAAAAAGGTGGATATGATGGGATTATTTTAAAAAATGTTATTGAAGGCACAGGTGAGTTTGACCCAAGTGATGCTAGAGTTTTGCACATAGGACTGACAAAAGACTCATTTAAAACCAAGCAACAACTCACCGATACATGGAACAAAGCCCATAAAGTTGATGATGGTGTACTAGGTCAAAAGCCAATATCTAACGCAGATAAAGAGTGGTTTAAGCCAAGCGCTTACAAGAATGTAAACAAAGATAATATTGTCTATCTAACACCACAAGAGTTCTTAGACTTTGCATCACCTATTTCAAACAAGAAGGCATTAACAGGAAAGAAGGCTAATGTAGATAAACTTGTTAAAGATGGAACACAATTTGATGATTTACCTTACTTGCAAATTAGTGATAAGTCAGGACTGCTTTATAACGTCAAGAAAGGTCAAGCAAGAGTGACAGGACATGATGGCAGGCATAGGGTTATGGCATTAGCAGAGCAAGGTGTTGAGAAGATACCTGTAGTGTTAAAAGGAAATATAGACAAGGCTAAACTAAAAAAACTTATTAGTCAGAACGGAAAAGCAACAAGTAACTTCCCTGGATATGCCCCATCAAACAAAGGTAAGGCAATAGTAGGTGGTGTGCTTGGTGCTGTAGTATCTTCAGATAGCGAACAAACTACAGAGCCTATGACTAGCTTAATGAGTAATATAAAAGCTCCAACTAAGTTCACACCAAGCAACGACTTACTAGACTTTGTTAAGAACTTTGAGAACGCACCTCTTGCTCAATCAAAGAACGGAACATCTAAGGCTTACAAAGACTATGATACTACTTCACAAGGATTTGGTTCTGAGCCTAAGAAAGATGGCTCACCTATGACTAAGGAAGAAGCAGACAAAGCTGTGATTGTACAACTAATCAAAGCAAATAAAGCAGTTGACAGATTGGTTAAAGTAGATTTAAATGAACATCAAAGGAATGCCTTGGTATCTATGCTATCTAATGTTAAGACAGCTAAGTTTGCTAAATCTAATGCCCTAAAGGCACTAAATAATGGTAATATAAAGACATTCTTAAAAGAAGCGTTCGACCCTAAGATAGGATTTGTCAAAGCAGGTGGTAAGATTAGCAATGGCTTAGTCCGTAGAAGAGCGAGAGAAAAGATGATTTTCACTAAGGGTAACTATGGCAATTAATACATTTACAACGCTAAAATCAGCAATAGCGGACTTCTTAAACAGAGACGACTTAACATCGGCTATCGAGAACTTCATCGCATTGTCAGAAGCACAGATTAACAGAGATATTCGACATTGGAAGATGGAGACTAGAGCAAGTGGTCAACAGAGTGCTAGTGATGAATATTCACAGATTCCTGCTAATTGGATGGAGACTATTAGGTTTCACATCACAGACAACGGAACATCACCTCTTGAGTTAATATCAAGAGCGGCTATGGCAGACAAGAGAGCCTCTAATAATGATGCTATAGGAACACCAACACATTACACACACGCAGATGGTCAATTTCAGTTCTACCCAACACCATCAAGCGAGATAAACACAGAATTGCTTTACTACGCTAAGACAACTGCTCTTAGTTCAAGTAATGCTGATAATTGGCTTTTACTAGAAGCACCTGATGTGTACCTTTATGGCGCACTACTACATTCAGCACCGTATCTAGGAGAAGACGAGAGAGTCGCAGTATGGGCGCAGATGTATTCTGCTTCTGTGTCACGATTAAACGAAGCATCTGAGATTGCTAGATTTAGTGGCTCAGGCTTAAAACTTAAAATCAGAGGACAAGGATAATGTCATTTACAAACTTTTTAGAAACAGAAATCTTAGACCATGTATTCGCAGGCGCGGCTTACACAGCACCAGGCACGCATTACTTGGCTTTATACACAGCAGCACCAGGTGAGACAGGTGGCGGTACGGAAGTATCAGGCACAGGTTACGTTCGTCAATCAGTAGCATTCACTACATCAGGCAACACAACTTCAAATAACGCAGCGGTTGAGTTTCCAACAGCAGGCGCTTCTTGGGGTACAGTAACTCACGTAGGTGTATTTGATGCTTCAACATCAGGCAACCTAATGGCTTACGCTGCACTTACAACATCTAAGACTATTGACTCAGGTGATGTGTTCCGTGTTCCTAATGCTGACCTAGATATAACGCTAGACTAAGATGCTATACGGAGCGTTTAAATACGGTCAAGCAGCATACTCAACAGCGGACCTTGAAGAAGGTGTAGTACCTATTACAATGACGAGTTCTGCTTCGGCAGATAGTCAAAGAGTAAGAGAGTCAGGTGCAATAGTGATGGGAGACTCATCTATTGTTACGGTAGGTGTAACGGTAGTAAGTGCTTCAGCTAGCACATCAGTAAGCTCCTCTACATCTTGTGATGGTGCTAAGACTGTAGAAAGTGGTGGCTCTATGTCATCAGCTTGTACAACTACAGGCGCTTGTGTAAGAGTTAAAGACACATCTTCTACAGTAAGCGTAAATGCTACATTCACTGCTACGGCATACTACACAGCAATAGGTGTATCTACTATTTCACCTGTAGCAAGTATCACGGCAACGTGTAATAGAGTGCAACATTCAGGCGCTTCGACAAGCATGACATCAGGAACTTTAGCCATTGGTAGAGAGAAGTGGGAATCGATAGCTGAAGGCTCAGAGTCATGGACAAACATTACACCATCATCAGATAGTTGGACGGAGATAGCAGCATGAGTTTAATACCATTACAATTACCCGCAGGTGTTTACAGAAACGGAACAGAGTTCGAATCATCTAACCGTTGGAGAGATACTCACCTTGTTAGATGGCAAGATGGTTCATTACGTCCTGTTGGTGGTTGGGTAAGTAGAAAAACATCAGCATTCGCAGCACCACCAAGAGGTATTGTTACTTGGGCAGATAATAGTGCTGATTCACACATTGCAGCAGGAACATACAACAAGCTATACTCATTAACTGAAGCTAGTCTTGTCAGTGATATAACACCTGTAGGATTAACTTCAGGAGACCAAAACGCTACAAAGAATCTATCGTATGGTGGAACATTCTATGGCACAGGATTCTTCGGAACTAAAAGACCAAACACAGGTGTATATGATGAAGCCACAACATGGTCACTAGACTCATGGGGTGAATACCTATTAGCATGTTCATCTAAAGATGGCAAGATATATGAATGGCAGTTAAACACATCAGTATTACCTACAGCATTAACTAACGCTCCTGTATCAAACGCTTCAATGCTTGTAACAGAAGAGAGATTTGTATTTGCATTAGCAGCAGGCGGAAACCCTAGAAAGGTTCAATGGTGTGATAGAGAAGACAATACTGATTGGACACCAAGCGCTACGAATGAGGCAGGTGACATGGAGTTGCAAACCACAGGACGTATCATGTGTGGAATACCTGTTAGAGGTAGAACGCTTATTTTGACTGATAACGATGCTCATATCGCAACATACTCAGGACCTCCTTATGTATATGGATTCGAGAGAGTTGGTACAGCATGTGGCATTGCATCACGAAAGGCATTAGTCTCTATTGATGAAGGCGCTTTTTGGATGGGGCATAGAGGGTTCTTTACTTTCGATGGTTCAGTTGCTAAAGAGATTAAATGTGATGTATTAGACTACGTGTTTGAAGACATTAACTACGACCAAATTACTAAGGTGTCTGCGGTTAATAACACTCAACACGGTGAGATATGGTGGTTTTATCCTTCAGGCTCATCAATTGAGAACGATAGATACATCTCGTTAGATTACAAAGAGGGTGTTTGGTCATTTGGAGAGATTGATAGAACTGCTTGTGTTGATAGAGGTGTATTCAGTACGCCTATATGGGCAGATTCAAGTGGAAACCTATACAACCATGAAACGGGTAGTGTTCACGGAACATTGAAGCCTTATGCTGAATCAGGACCTATTAGCTTAGGCAACGGTGACGGTGTAATGAAGGTATCACAACTTATCCCTGATGAAAAGACTCAAGGTGAGGTTAATGTTACGTTTAAGACACGTTTCCATCCTAATGACACAGAGCGTACATACGGACCATATTCAACAGGCAACCCAACATCATTAAGATTTACAGGTCGTCAGATTAGATTAAGAGTTGAAGGCACAGGAACAGATGATTGGCGTTCAGGTGTAATGAGAATTGAAGCAAGGGCAGGCGGTAAGCGATGATACAACCTCCTGCGCCACTAGGAACTGATTGGAAAGCGTGGGGCGAAAGGCTTAACTCATTCTTAGCAACTACTAGAGATAAACTAAGAAGCCTTACAAGCGGTGAATCAGCATCAGACGATGGTATCTTGATGTGGGATAGAACTGATAAGAACCCTGTAGTGTCTATTGATGGAGAATGGATTCCACTAGGTTTAGGCGGTGGAACTAATAGTGGCTCTCATGCTTACGTTTATAGTACAACAAGTCAAACTGCAAGTGTTATAAATACTGCTTATGGCATTACTTGGAATAATATAGGCGCTAATAACAATATCTCTATTAATGGTAGCGACTCAACAAGAATTGATTTTGCTAAAGGCGGAACATTTTATATAAACTTTCATGCAACATTAGCATCTTCAAATGCTTCTACAAAGACAGTGTATTTCTTCCCTAAGATAAACGGTACAACTCAAGAGCATTCAACTATTATTACTACACTTCACGAGAATGGTCAGAAGAAAGTTGCATCAAGAAACGGATTATTTACAGTAAGCGCAGGTGATTATTTGCAAGCAATGTGGGCGACTGATGATGTGGCAGCATGGTTAGAGAATAATACCGCAACATCATTTGCACCATCTACACCGAGCGTTACTCTATCAATAGTTGAGGTAACAACGTGAATGTACAAGAAGAATTAATAAGATGTAAGGAGTGGATACAGTCTGCTTTAGACAAGGGTGGAAACACACATGACTTTATTGATGTGGTTGAAGGTGTTCTAAAAGGAAGTATGCAACTTTGGAGCGGTGAAAAAGGCTGTGCGGTAACAGAGATAGTAGTGTATCCTAAGAAGAAAGTCCTACACGTCTTTTTGGCAGGTGGGAAACTTGAACAGATTACAGATATGCACGCAGATGCGGTAAAATGGGCTAAGACCCAAGGATGCCAAGGAATGACCATAGCAGGTCGTCCAGGGTGGAAAAAGATTTTAGACAAATACGGTTGGAAAGAACAACTCGTTATTTTAGGAAAGGAGTTTTAGTATGAGTGGTGGTGGAAAGGGCGGAAGCTCATCAAGTGTTGCAGAAATCCCTAAGTGGATGGAAGAACCTGCAATTAGAAACATTGCGAGAGCAGAAGATATTCAACGTATGGGCTACATGCCTTGGTATGGTCCTGATGTAGCAGCATATAATCCAACACAACAAGCAGCAGCTCAAGCTAATATTGGAGCAGCAGAAGCATTTGGACTTGTACAGCCTGACACACTGACGGCTTATCAAGGTATGCCTCAAGCACAAACCTTTGCAGGTGGTGTTCAAGGGTATTCTTCAGCGCCTATGTTTGAACAAGGCATTGAAACTCTAAGACAGAAGCAACCTGGCACGATGGCACAATATGATGCCTTATTCGGTGCAGGTACTCAACCTGGTGGTGGCGGTACTATCACAGGTCCTTCATTTACAGAACAAGTTAATTCAGGTAATTTCAGCTCTTACTCTGATTACAATCCTAGCACGGGTCTATACGATAATCAAATTTCAGATGGTGGCGATATTAGCTCTTATGTTATGGATGATGGCTCTATCAACTGGGGTGCTACAGGAAACGCTGACTACGGAACTGTAGATGGTGTTGGTGTTACTAATCCTGACGGTGCTTATGGTTATGGCACTTCAGGTGGTTCAGGTCCTGACCTTAGTGGCGCTGTTGGTCCTGACGGTGGCATCGATTGGAACTCAGTAGGCAACCCTGATTATGGTGTTGTTGATGGCGTTGGTGTTACTAATCCTGACGGTGCTTATGGATATGGTGGCGACTCAGGTGGTGGCATGTCTAACGGTGGCGACCTTAGTGGTTCTGTTGGTTCTGACGGTAGTGTTGATTTTGGCGGTAATGATTATGGTACTGTTGACGGTGTTGGCGTTGAGAATCCTGATAGCGGTGGTTCATCAGGCGGTGGCAGTAGCAGTGGTTGTTTCATTGACTCTACTCTTGTTACAGATGCTGAAGGCAAGGACAAAGCTATTGTTGACTTTAAGATAGGCGATAAGGTTATGTCTGCTGATGGTAAATCAGTTAATACTGTTAAATATATTGAAAAAGTAAGTTGGGATGATAGTTTTGTTATCTACTCACCTGATTCTAAACATAAGCCGTTTATTACACAGAACCATCCAATCATCGTAAATGACGAGTGGGTGAGCGCTGATTTAGACTACACACAAAGAAACCAACCTTGGATTGACGCTAAAGAGATTGAATCTCCTGTTGTTAAGAGAGGTAAAGGAATTACAGTGTACAACCTATGGGTTGATGGTGATAATACTTATACAGTTAATGGTTACGGCACAGAGACCCTATTAGGTGATGGTGGTGTGGCTAGACAAGCGCTAGAATTTGGAAACATGGACATGGAAGACTTTAAGGCTATTGTTAATAGTTCTAAGGACGCATCAGCTGAGACTTCATACGGCATGCACTTATTGAACAAGTGGCTATCTGTTATCAACAACAAGACTTACAACAAGTTTATTATTGATTCAGTATTAGGAAAGCGCAAAGGCACGCTAGTAAAATCAGCTATTAGTTTAGTAGGTAATGTTGCTGTTACACTAACACCAAGACTTTGGAACAACCAAGAAGTAATGATTAAGGAGAAAGTATAATGGCAGGTTCAGCAAATGCTCCAACACAAAACGCTCAGAGCAACCCTTCTGTAGCACCAACTAATGAAGTGGGTTATAGGTTTGGTGGTGGTCTATTAGATATACCTGCTATGGCAACCCCTGCTCCACAGTTCTATGATAGTCAGGGTAATAAGCACTTAGGTAATTTTGCGGATAATATCAATCAACATATTGTTGGGTTGAATGTATTAGAGGGCGATAGACTGGCTGCTGCTGATATTAACGGAGATGGAAAGGTAAACATCTCTGATACCACAGAGTATTTAAGAAGAGACACAGGGATAGCTGATTGGAATGAAGGTCAAGGCGCTGATTATTACAATCAATTCTACCAACCAGGT